GTCATGGTTTATAAATAGTTTGATTTAAACTTGTATCTTCTGTATAAGGTGTTTGTTTTGACAATAAACCAACCCCTGTTGTATTCACAAGTAAAGTAGAAGGTGTGCCAACAGGTTCATCAGGGCGTGGAAAACGAACAGCAATCTTTTCAGGTTGACGCATCTTTAAACGATATGGGTCTTTGTTATCAATACACCCAAATTTACACACACGAAGACCTGGAAAGTTTTGGTCATCTTGTACATCGTCATACGAACGCTTCATCTTGCACCTAGCACAGATGACAATTGTTAGAACAGAATTTCCTCTAGTATCAAGCCATTTCATAATGTTATCCGATTTGATTTAGATAAATTTTGTTTAGCACTAATTACCTGTAAATTCCAAGGAATATGAAAACCTGACACGCTCTTTCCATTTAATGGAACAATGTGGTCAACATGATAATCCAATCCAATATTTCTTAATGCATTGCAATATTTATAAATACATTCAATTTCAAAAAAATGCCCATCATTTAACCAATAGGGTGTTCTTTGTAATTTTAATGCTCTGCGTTTACTTTGATTAAAATTACGCTTTTCTCTATTATTTTTTGCCCAAACAGATGTTGCTTTGTTTTTTAAAATTCTATGTTTTTCTTTGTTTTCAGGATTTTGTAACCATTTTTTGTAACTTTCTTTTTCTCTTTCCAAATGCAATTTTTTATGTTTTTTTCTATGCTGTGCTTTCTTTTCAGGATTATTTTTTCTCCACTCATTTAATCGAATGGATGCACAAACAAGACATTCTCCGTTTCTTGTTGCTCGTTCAGAAATATGATTATATTTACAAGGTTTTCCTGTAAAATATTTTGTCAATTCATTTTGTTTAGCATTTTTTCGAGAAATAATATCCATATTATGCCTATTTGGTATAAACCGATATGTTGGGGCTGAAAAATATTGGCGAACGGTCTCGTTCCTCCTCTTCTGCAAATCTCCAATACTTTTCCCATTGTGCTTCACAATATTGAATCCTAGCAGGGTCAACTTGAGGTAATTCCATTGCCATTTGATGTGCTAATCCATTCTGAATTGCCAAATACCATCTTTGAGGTATCTCAATCGAGCCATTTAATGCTCCAACATCTTGTATATATCTTGAACACCAAGCAACAATCTGTGGTGAGTATATCTGAGGAGTTGGCCAAAGGGTCATTGTAGGTTGTGCAATCGTTCTATTTAACCAAAACTGCAAAGGATAGTTATTTAAAAAGTTTTTATTCGGCAAATTCACATAATCATCACGATTCATACGGAATAATGGAATTTCTGTTGGGCTTGAACCAAATATAACTTGATAAACACCTAAATTAACCCCTGATGTTTGCTGAATTCTCCAATATAAAGCCGTATTTGATGGGTCTAAATCATAATATTGCCAAACACCTGCCACTAAAGTAGGCGATTGTGTCTGTAAAGTAACCCAATTGACATTATCGATAGAATACTGAAGATTAATTGTCACAGAACCACTAACAGCAGGCAATATTCCAATCGTTGCCATATAAACGGCACTTGTTAAAACGATTCCTATTGTACCTGTGTTATTTGTTAACTGACAGACGTTCGTATATACCCCATCAAACGCATAGGAAGCCGTTCCTGATGATGAATAACCACCTGTAGTGTTGATAGTAACTGTTCTGTAATTGCTGTTTAAAACGTCATTTGTGCCGATTGGAAGGGTATATTCGTATTGGTCAGGAACTAAACCAATAATATTCTTTTGAATACACCAATACTGAATACCACGATTGGTTAAATTAGATAATAGGTAATATAAAGCTTGTTTAGAAAACGCAACTTGTTCAGACGTAAGTTCTTCAGCAAGTTTACCTGCTCTTCTTGCACCACTATCTATTAAATTTTGAACCGTTACTACTGTGGTTGATACTGTTCCTGATGTACTCATCACCACCCCTTAATATCATATTTTTTCTTTGGCTTTCCACCGTCTTTACAATGCCAACGACTTAATGATGCTTTTGCTCTTGGTGCATCGCCTTTAGAATGTTCTACAACACCTTTCATTCTTGCACAAAATGAATCATGTCTTGAACCACTTGCTTGTGGTGCTTTTAGCTTTGAACCTGTTTCTCGGTTGTATTTTTCACGACCCTTAGCTGTGAGTCCCGCCCCTTGTTTTGTTGGTAATTTCTCACCCCTTCCAACAGAGAGTGTAGGACCTCCATCTTTGTGTTTAGCTGTTTTAGCTGATTCAATAAAAGCCTCTTTAGTAGGAGCACCTTTTGAACCAACTTTTCGCATATGTTCTTTAGAGCCATGTTTAATTCTTTCTTGTTTTGCATGAATATTTGCGTATAAGCCTCCACCATCTTTCTTGGATGCTCTTTGTGTTGAATATGCTATTGCTACGGCTTGTTTGACAGGTTTTCCTGCTTTTACTTCCGTAGCAATGTTCTTTTTAAAAGCTTTTTCAGATTTACTTTTAATTAATGGCATGATTAAGCCTGTGATTCTTGCCAGTTAATACGAGCTACAACAGTATTACTTGCACCTGCTGATAATGTCGTAGCAACTACATACAAAATATCAGGTCCATCAGGATAGAAACCACTCTGAGATGTAGGCGTAGAGTTAGATGTTCCACCACCTAAAGCTGAATTACCAATCGCTGATAAAGATGTTAAGTCATAGGTTGTTTGACCTGCACTATTAGAATAAAAAGCAGCGATAGATTCACCGCCTGAAATTGTAACCGTGTTGGTTGTATTCACAGCAATTTGTGAAATAGAACTTGTGTTTGTACCCCCTTGAACAGGAGAAACAAAGTTCCCTGAAAACGCACCTGATGGAATACCATTTAACACTAACTGAATCAAATAAGTTGTATTAGTCACCACAGCAATTTCACGAAGCTGTAACTGTAAACGATTAATAATTTCTTTAACTCCTAACAATCCAACGGTTCCGTTGTCTACTGATGGGGCAATACGAATCGCCATAATAGGTACGTTAGCTGTTGAGTTAGGACTTGTTAAAGATGTTGTCATACCATAGTTATAAATGGCTGAAATATCATTATTAAATCCACCATCCATCACTACAGAAGAACCCCAATGTGACATCAAAGCTGCTGTATCAGGTGTGTAATATTCAACAGAAACAGGGGCTGTTGCACTATAAGTAAATGCTTGAGCTGTTGTTGAACCACCTGCAATGGCTCTTGTTACACCTGTTAAAGAAGTTGAAGTAAGACCTGTATAAGACATATACTCAATAGCACCTGTAGCCGATGCAGGGATAACTTTTACATACCCACCTAGTGGATTAAAGTTAGCCGTGCTTGCTACGTTAATTGTAGTATCAGTTGTAGCAACGCTTGATGTAATGGTTGTTACAGGCAATACACCATTTTGTTCATAGTGAGATGGCAAGTTACCTGAACGCATATAGGCTGAATACTGTATGTTGTTATTTTGGAATGCATACACATATTGAATCGCACCACCTGTTGTTCTTAAACCAAACCTAGCAACACCTGCACCATACCAAGAATAATCAAGGTAGAACATCTGCACTTTAGTTAAGTCTAAGTTATATCCTGATGGATTAGAGCCTGAATTAGTACCGTCTAATGTGTCATACCATTGTGATTGAGGTACTTTTGTATCAATTGTTCTTGAAACAATCGCATTTGCTATCGTAGTTCCACGATATTCAGGGGAAATATACAACGCTGTATCACTTGTAATCATAATGACACGATATGATTGTCCACGAATTACAATGTAATCACCCACGACTAACTGAGTAGTAAACTGTGTGCTTGAACCTGTTACTAATCCTAAACCGTTTGTTACAGATACTGTACCTACAATTTGGTTAATTGAGTTACGATACACTACATTTAGCGTTTGACCGTTGTATTCAAAGAATAATCCGTTCTGTTGGTCAAAGAACCCTAAACGATTACCTGAACCATACCATACATTTGGACTAACGTGAATAAATCCGTTAGTTGATGTAGCTGTTGTTGCGGTAGGAATAGCGTTGTTTAAAGTTTTGTAAGTAAAACTTAATTGGTTCGGTACAGAAGCAATAATAAAAGAACCGTTATATGCCGATTGGTCAGCACCACTTACAATAATCGTTGTGTTCTTGGTTAAATTGTGTGGAAGCTTTGTTGTTACAGTAACAGTAGAACCACTTGAAGTTAAAACAGGTTGTTGAATCTGTGGCTTTAAAATTGTTCCTGTAGAAAACTGAATACCTTTACCTGATTGATAACGGAAATAACGTCTTGTCTGACGTTGTAATGTGGCATTCGGAACGGCTGCTCCTGCCGTAAAGTTTACTGAACCATCATATGCGTGTGTATCAACCCAACCTGCTTGTCTTGCATAAATGTTTGCTTGACCTGCTGTGTAAGTTACAGCACTTCCTGATGGTAATGTAAACACATAATAAGTAAACGAGTTAGCTGTTGGTACACTAGTTACGATAAACGAACCATTTGGTGGGTTTGTAGCCGTTCCTAAACCTGTTACATAGATTAAAGAACCTTGTGATAAGCCATGTGGATACGCTGTTGTTACGCTAACCAATAAAGGTTGAGCTGTTAATCCTGATAATGTTCCTGAAGTAGAGCCGACGGTATTTGTACCTGCAAATGCCCCTGCTAATGTAGTTGCTAAAGTTACTTGAGTATTAGTCGGTGTGGTTGCACTTGATACATAATAAGTTGTACCTGTTGTGTAACCTGTAATAGCACCTGAACCACCTGCTGTACCTGTAATTGTAATTGGAACACCAACATATAACCCTGCCGTTGCAGGGATTGTAATCAAACCTGCACCATTAATTGCTGAAGGTGTTACAGTCGCTACGTTAGTAATATTACCTGTTCCTGATAATGCAATCGCTTGGTTGCTATAAAAATAACCTTGATATACATAAGTAGAAGTTGCTGACCAACAAGTTGCTGTAGATACAGGTTGTGCATATTGAACAGTCATTGATGTTCCTGCACTTACACCTAATGAATAACCCCAACCATTACAGTTAGGGTCAATAGCGTCTTCAATAAATATAGGTGTACCTGCTGCGATAGTTTGATTTGAACTAAATGTCAAAACAACTTGATAAATATTAGATTGATTACCTGCAATCGCTGTGACAGGCAATGGTGCATTCACCAAATAATAAATACCTGCACGATTATTTTGTAATGCCGTTTGTTCCCACTTGCTTGCTTGTTGACCGTATTCAAAGTCGGTATCGATTAAAGACTGTGGGGTGGAAACTCGTAACTTATCAACAGGGTCAAACGCTGTTGACCGTTGTGATGTTTGAATTCTTGCGTTGTTGTCATTATTGGACGTTGGTCCATTGTAAACTACTATTTGACCCATGTTACTCTCCTAGAGGGTTGTACTATACTAAAATGATAAAACTAGGAGGAGAGGGGTTTCCCCCTCGCCCAATTAATAATTACACTTGCCACCTTTTTTGTGATGTGTCGATATTTTGCTCTTATGAGCGTGACCACCACTTTTAAAAGGATGACTTGTAATTGCTTCATGACCATGGCGATGTTTTGCAGGTGCATGGTGAACCATATGCGTATGTCCTGCATCATGATGTCCATACGTTGTGTGATGCATCACATGACCTTCTACATGACCACCTTTTTTGAAGTTAGACTTAGGAATCACTTCCCCTGTCTTGCCTGCTTTGGTGTGCTTCTTACTACCGTCTTGC